AAGTTAAAAGTAAAACCTATTTTTGAGAAAGCGGATAAGATACCTTCATCAGTTCTTTCGAATAAAAAGATTACAATTGATGGTGGAGAAATAAGTGCAAAGCAGTTCCACGATGACGTACATGAAGAGATTAATAATCTTGAGAAACTATTAAAGTGCTTGCTCCATGAGTAAAAAAAGAGATATACCAGGATTAACGCCAATTGAAAAGAAACCTGAATCATCTGACGACAGGTTGATCGAAACATTAAATCAACTTGTAAAGGCGATACAGTCAAAAGATGACCAGTTAAGCGTTAAAGTATTGCAGGAAATCCACCTGTGTAGAATACATTGGTAGATAGACAGGCTCCGGCAACGTAAACCATTTCAATTTATTCGCCTCAGTAGGAACGTTCTCGTAAGTGTGAATAGCTCCGTCTTCAACATTGTTGTAAATAGAAATATCAATTGTTCCTGTGCTGGCAAACAACAAACCAATGCGGGTAATTTTCCAATAGCCGTTCTTAACAGAATCGAAAATATATCTGTGCCCGGCAAAGTTACCGATGTTGTAATTCGCGGTTGCTTTACTTTTACCTATTTCACCGGTGAAGGTATTGCGTGAATACTTCCAGTTTTTACCGATGTTAGAAGCGTAATCGGATTTGAATGCCTGAATAGCTTGCTCACGCGCTACATTCATCAGGTCAGTTAATGAACCTTTTACACAATCGGCTGAGGCGTCAATAGCCTTAAGACTTAGCCCTTCCAGTTCATCAAGCCATAAGCCCGATTCGCTTGTATTGGCATCAATCTCTATGCAATTGCATTCTGTGCGCGTTAAGCCTATTACGTTGTCAAAGCAGTCTGTTTTTATAGCTATACTCATTTCGTTTGCTTGGTTTTTAAAGAAGAAAGGGCGAACGGTTTGCACCTGTCCGCCCTTTAATTTATTTCAATCAACAAAAAAGACTATGCCAGTTTCTCAAAGCGAAGAACATGCGTGTTGTTCTCAGTGCATCCGGTAGGATTCAAATAGAAACCTGCTTTAGCAATGATGTTGAACTTGTGAACGATGTCTTTGTTCACGCAGCTCATTAAGTAATGCACATCGTAACGCAATCCTGGGATTGTTTTAGATGGAATACTGTAACGCTTGCCGATGTCACCACCGAAGTCAGTCACCTGCTCAGGATATTGCCATTTACCACCAAACGCAACTGCTGAACGGTCAATAAGGAAGGTAGAAGGATTTGAGAAAGCACTGTCAATGTTCCAAAGGTCAAACGTAGGCTTCATTTGGTTGAACTTATTCAAACCGCCTTTGCCGTCCGCATTTGCAAACTCCGCTTGTGCGTTCCAGTATGCCTGATACAAGTTGTTGCCAGAAAGCAAATAAGGAGAACCGAAAAGGTTCATTTTAGATGCCTGAATGAAGTAACCAAGCAAAGAGGCTGTCCAGTTTGCCGGTGCTATTTTAGTAGCTGAATTACCAACTACACCACCACCTGTAAGAGTTCCATAGTCACCTAGGAAAGCATTTACACCTTCAACATCTTCTAAGAAAGCAACACCTGCAGCTCCTATTGTATCCTCAATTTTCTTGATAGCCTTTAACATGGCACGAGCAAGAACTTCTTCTTTCGAATAGATACTGTCACGCAAAGTAGCTTCAGTAATCTTGAAGTTTACTTCCTTGCAAATAGTAGGAACGTAGTTCTTGCAATTTGATTGAACTTCAGCTCCATCAGGGAAACATTCAGTTGAGCAATCATCCGCTTCTAAATCGCATGTGGTAAGCCAGGTAATTTTAATGGTGTTATTTTTCTCCTGCAAACCTGTAATGGCATCCAGCTTTGCCGTTTGATTGGCAACGATAGCTTGCACCGTTTCGGAGTTTGGCATGTATTCCGCATTCTCTGCGTTATCAGCCCAAATAGCTTCTGCCTTGCCTTGTGATACAAGTAAGTCAGCGCATGTAAATGTTGCCGGAATGGTAGCCCATTTAACGGCTAATCCTGCTGCCGGTAGCGTAGCAGGAAAGAAAGCGAAGCAGGCAAATAAGGCTGCTACGATGGAAAATAAATAGAATGATTTTGTCGTTTTCATTTTTGGTTGTGGGTTTCCCCGTTTAAATTTTTGGAATGTGGTTTACTTCTTATGAAGCAGACTTCTTTGTTTCCTCCCATGCGTTAGTCACTGCAATTTTATCTTGCGGTGTTTTTGCAGCATGGAACTGTTTCATAAAATCAGCTTCATCCTTAACTACCACAGGTTTTGCCGCTCCTCCTGCGCCTCCTGCTCCACCGGAACCTCCGGCTGGTGAATCTTTAGGATCTGTTGCCTGAAAATCATAAAGCGATGATGCTGTTTCTTTCACATAAGAATCGAACTCTACACGGTTGCCGTGTGGATCTGTTTTGTCCGTTCCGTCTGCGTTCAGCATAATAACTCTTTCGCCATCCATCCGGTAATTTCCCTGCTCAAATTGATTCAGGAACATTTCCTTTTGCTTTGCTGCTTTCGCTGCATCAGCTGATAGGATTGGTTTGTAACTTTCAAACAACGTTAAAGCCCTTTGTTTCACAACAGAAAGTGATTTGCCGCGCTCTACCTGTGCCTTGTAGGTTTCAAATTCAGTTTCTTTGGCTTTCACCGCTTCCTTCACCTTGCCTTGAATACTTTCGTTGAGGTCCAGATAAGCTTTATGCTTCTTAACCTGTTCTTCAGTAAGTCCTTCGCCTTTCGGTGTTTTGGCTTCGATGATTTCAGAAACTAAATCCACTCCTACTTTATCGCTTTCAATTCCGAGTTTCGTTTTCAGTTCTTTTTCGAAATTAGACATCACTTCTTTTTGGGCTTTCTTTACACCCTCATCGAATTTACCCTTCTGCAATCTTGCAACCCGGGCGGCATCTAAATCAAGAAACTTCTGTAAACTATCGTCTTTAGGCGATCCATCCTCGTTAAAGAGTGAGGTAACTCCATTTTCGTCTAAAGTCAGAGTCTTAGACAGGAACTCCAATAATACTTTGTTCATTTAAAACATTTTTAGTTGCGGAGGAAGGACTCGAACCTACGACCTGTGGATTATGAGTCCACCGAGCTACCAACTGCTCTACCCCGCGGTGTTTTTCTTCTTATTAACTTTCTTCTCTTCCACTTCAACAACTTTCTCCTTTAGTTCAGGAGGAGTAAAGTTTTTAGTTGTGCTATTGCTCAACTCGGTTGTCTGCTCAACAACTTTAAACTTGGTGTGCAATCCTTTTGAGATTGCCAGCTGCCAATCTTCATCACTGAACTGATGAGGTTGTTTTGTTTTTTTATTGATAACTGAAACCATTGTGTACTACTTTTTAAGATATGCGTTAACAATCTTCTCAACCGTTTTGAAGTGGGCAGCAACATCCTTTGCTATAGATTTAATAACCTCCTTCTTCTCCTCATCAGTTTTAGGTGCTGCAATGGTGAATAAGCGAACAACTTGTTGCTCTTGCGTTTCATCGGCACCTGTAACGGCTGGCTTATCCTTAAGAACATCTGCCTCCGCGCCTTCTTTCTTCACATCATCGCCTGTCGCCTCCTTATTCTCCTCATCGGTTTTAGGGAGCAATTCAGGAGGAGTAAAGTTCTTTGCAGGTTGTGCAGTTAAACCCTCATCATTAACCACCGTATATAATGCCTTGCGGTCATTAGGTAAATGCTTCCAGTTCAATTCTGTTTTCTCGATGATTTCACCGGTTGCATTGTTCTTAAGTTTGATGTTTGCCATGGTCTTTATTTTTGCTTTACGATTACAAATGTATATTTTCTGAATTACAAAATAAACATTTTGTGAACAGATTTCACCTTTTGCTTATTTTCGTAACCAACTATGAAGAAATCAACCCGCAATCTTATCACGTTCGGCATTGGGTATTTAGGCTTTTATCTTCTTGTTATTTCGATAGCCTCTGGCGCATTCTATTTGTTGTTTTCACTGATAAAACATTGCGCGCTTATATGGCTTTAGGGGAAGGATTTGTTCAAAAATTCTTACAGCGTAGGGCATTCGACATTTTCATGTTTGGTTACGTTGACGGCATTCATACAGAATTCCCAAGCGTAAGTATTCGTAAGGCAATAACGATGTTCCGAAAGCGATATGAATTAGAGCCGGATGACTTTAACGAGGAATCTGCATACAGCACTTACAACCGGATGAAAGCAGAAATAAAAGAATTTGACCGTGAAAGAAAGTCCGCTGCTTAGTATTGTTGTCGCCTCTTACCTTTTCGACTATCCGAATGCCGCTAAGAACCGAGAGTGGAAGTTCCTCCGCTCCATCGAATCCGCATTAAGCCAAACGTTCAAAGACTTTGAAATAATCATTGTTGCTGATGGATGTATGCGAACCAAGCTGCTTTTTGATAAGCATTACTCCGGGCATGAGTTTATTAAACTCGTTGAGATTGAAAAGCAATCTGCATTCAGTTCTGCTGTGCGTAATACCGGAATAGAAAATGCAACCGGCGAATACATTACCTACTTGGATACTGATGATATGATTGGCAAGAATCATTTGCAGATAATAAGAGAAAACATTTCTTCCTTCGATTGGATTTGGTATGATGATTACCTTATGGATAACAGCTTCAAACATCATTACAACAAATGCTTACTTAGATATGGCAAATGTGGGACCAGTAACATAACGCACAAACGAAACATAGCTGCACGATGGACGCGCAGCGGTTATTCAAATGATGACTGGGGATTCATTCAATCGCTGATGAAAATTGCAAATCATGCAAAGGTTACAACTCCCGAATATTTCATTTGTCACCAGCCGAGGAGAGTAGATGTATAATATTTCTATCTTTAAACCCTATGCCTGGTAATTATTCATTCAAGGAATACATGCTGCTTATCTCCCTTGCCGATTCCAAGGAGGAACTTGATTTGATTGATAGCCAGATGAAGGAGGACCGCGAAACAAAGGCGGTTGATGTGTTTCAATACATTGATTTAAAAGCAGCTTGGATACTCCGGCTTACAAAGATTACTATCGATGAGGCCGAGCGCAATTTGCTTTGATGCATAGCCGCGAGATATAGCCATCATCCACACCAAACATTTCAGCCAGCTGTTCCAGTTTATGGTTTTTGCGAAGCTGAACAATCCTTTCCCTATCTTCCTGAGTTAGCTTAGGCGCTGGCGCCTTTAAACCAAGCTTCTTTCGGTAACGGCTTATGGTGGATGATGTGCAGCCATACACCACTTCAATCCATTCCCATTTTTCACCAGAACGTATTGCCTGAATTATTTTATCCTGATTCGGGTGAGCTAACTTATGCGGCATTCTTTTCAAACACAAAGCTGAACCTGGGAGAAACCACCACCTCAACGGCTGTAATCTTTTCTTTAGCCAGCAGGCCTTTACAATAATGCTCCATGAAGAATTCCAGAGAAACATCCGGACATTCTATTTTATGCTCCTGCTTGACCTGCGCAAGCGATAGTAATTTCTTTACCATATAAAGTAGTGGCTCATTTCGCGTTTGCCTTCCTTGTGTGTAAATCCAAGCGACTTCATTTTATTGATTATGCCCTCCACATCTACAGCATTACCGAATCCATCTTGTGGGTGAACTTCGATGAATACCACCTTGCATTTCTGCAATGCCTCACCAACAGTTTCATCCTCCATAATTATTTGCTGCTCTGCACTCTCCACATCCAGCTTCAGCAGATCCACCTTTTCCAGTTTATTCTTTTCGAAGAATGATTTCAAGGTCAACGATGGAACGCCAACTCCTTTCGCTCCAACTCGGTTCATGGTTGAATTAGATGCTTCCTGAAATAGATTCACTTCACCATCTTTGTTGAAGATAACTCCTTCGAAGATATCGGCATTGCAATTCAGCTTCTCGAATACTTCTTTTGCAATTTCTACATGCACCGGTGTCGGTTCAATGCAATAGAATTTCCTTTTTCCGTTGTTCAGATAAACAGTAAACAAGCCAACGTTGGCGCCAGCGTCAACAATAACAGCATCTTGAGGCAACTCATCCAGTAGAGTATCATGCCACTGGCCGGCATTGATTTCCTTTTCAATAATATACTTGGAGTAAGAGTTTTGTTTGTTGTAATGAGCAACAAACTTTGGGCTAATGGATAAGTCTACAGCGTTCTTAAAAATGTTCTTTAAAGTAATCATGATTTTGGTTTTATAATGGTTGAATAAATAAATTGATTGATGGCTTTACTAAAGAGGGAGCTAACGGGAGGCTTATTGATGCCCGCTTTTGCAAAGTGATATGCCTTTACAGGTTTGCCATTGATTTTTATTTCTCCGTTATCAACTACTGCGAGATGCTCTTGACCTAAACTTGCGCACCCGTAATAGGAATGGAATTCATTTGAATTGAAATTTGCCTCCCCATCAAGATACTTCACTTTGTAATCGCACAGAGTGAGAATCAAATTCAGCACATCATTTTCTTTGTAATGCAGATAATGCGAATGTTTCATTGAGGCGTAATCGTATGCATCCCAAAAGTGTTTTGATGTGCTGGCAATTAAACCGCCCTGGTAGTAACGCAACTCAGAAACAAAGTTTGTCACATTGTTCCCGGTGGATACAATCTTAAGCGAAGCGTTTGAAAACACATTGTAGTTAGCAGGACAGGCAACATCATAATCAGCTGCAAGTATTGAATCCAGCTTACCTAATATCAAATGGTCAGCATCAATATTCACCACTAAATCATATTGGTTGTAAAGCAGTTTGGCGAAGTAGGCTTTACAGTTATAGAAATTGAGATGCTCATTCCGTCCGAAGTGATAATCAATTTCTTCCTGTCTGAAAACAACTAAGTCAATATCCGGATGGAAATGTTTGAACGATTCAATAAACTCATCAGTCCGGCATCCGGCATAATGGCTATTGCTGATAATGGTATAGAATACCGTTTTCATTTGTGCTTTATCCATGCTACTGTATTGTTTTTCTCATTTGCGGTAAACACCGTATTGATTTGCGAACCGAATACCACTTTATCTTTGAACTCGGTATAGGATAGGTAGTTGATGATTGGCATATCCTGCCATTCTGCTTTATCGTAAAGCTTTATGCACTCTACGGCCATGCGCTGAATGAATGGAGAAATAGCTTCTACTGAACCTCCGCAAAATCCCGCGTTTAGTAATGGATGGTTTGCAAACTGCTTATCAGTTTTCACTAGATTGATATACCTCTCGTAACCATGGCAAGCTTGCAGCATCCACTTGTTACCACAAACAACCGGCTCACAGCCTACATAGATTTTGGCGCGGTCATAGTTATCCTGAGCGACAGGATTCTTCAAGAACTCTAAATCGGTCGAGTCGCTGAAGAAAATATTATCGATGTAATTTGAATACTCTCTAATGAAGTTTCGGTATAGTTCATACCTGTACATTCCGCTTTGGAAGTTCTTGTGCGGTTCTACTTTTATAAACTTAACAGGCAGTCCGTAGAACAAATCCTGCTCATTACGAGTAAAGCAATTGTGAAACAATATTCCTGTCAATCCGGTTGCCTGTAATGATTCAGCCCACTTGCGGAGCAGATTGATATTCTTATGCTGATTGAAGTTGCCGTATGTTTTACGCTTTGCCCCGAGCAGATAAATTGAGCAAACGAAATTGTCTTTCTTGTATGGCTTGAAAGAGCAGTTGCTGTCTATTGCCGCTGATTCATTCAATACATTTGCTCCAAGAACTCTGATAGCATAGTTTGTCAGGAACAAAACCTTTCCATCGCGAATGATGTTACTCTGTGTTTCAATAGCGCGTTTGATGAATGATTGCTGCCATCCTTTTTTGTCCGGGCAATAATCGCCATTGATAAGAAAGATGTAAGTGCAATTATCTAATGCAGCAAGGCACTTGTTTTTATCATCGCTCACAGACACTTTCGCATCAGGGCAAAGTTTTTTGATGTGGCTTAGATTTTCAGCCGATGATATGCCGATGCCGATTTTCATTTACCTATCTTTTTAAGTTCAAAATCGTAATGACGCTGATGCGACTTATTGCTCCATACAACACCATAAAGTAATCCTTGAGGGGTTATAACAATCTCATCAATTATGCCGGTATCTTTACCAGATTTAATGCTGAATTCAATCTCCTCCCCTAATTCAAACTTCTGCTGCTGCAATACTTCTGCTGCTGTCATACGCTCTTTATTTTACCAACCGGTTTAATCTTTATCTCCACTATATTGAACTTGCATTCGTTCGTTGGCTTATTATGCTCATCGAAAGTTTGCGGAGGCTTGATGGTGAACAGCTTTTCTTTAATCTGCTCATCCGTTGCATTCCTGCTGAGTTTTGCCAAAGCGATAAACTCACTGCGCTTAGGGTTCTTATGCTTACAGATTAACTCATAAGTGAAAATCACGTATGCATGTTCGCGGATGTCGAAGAATTTAAACAGGAATAACTTCACCAACTGCATTTTCACAGCAAATTTTGCTTTGAATACCATCATGCGCGTTATTTGCACCTTTGCCGCTTCCTTTTTCTCCTTTTTGATTTGAGTTTCTGTTTTTGCAACTGGCTCTTCATGCTTAACTACTTTCATGCTTTTGCTTTTTGTTTATCGTAAATTGATTTAGGAATATCCGAACGAATACTTTTAGCGATGGTGTATGAGCACCAATTTAGAATGTGGCCACAGTTGTAACCACCTCTGTCACGCTCCGGTATGTAATCTTTGTTCTTACCGGCAAATTCGCCTTTGCTTTTATTTGTGTAGCCTCCGAATTTATCGCGCGGAGTTCCGAATGCCTGTATTTCTTCGCGCGTGAATGACTTACCATTGCGCTCAACACAGAATGGACGGCTGGCATCTACTAAACCACCTGCATACACTCCATAATTCAATTCAAGCTGAACAGCAAATTGGTTTCCTGTTTCGGCATCGAACTGTGAGTAGGTATCGTAGATGTAAGTTCTGAAATGGTTGTCTAAAATGCCGGAGGAAGTGGATGTTCCGTTAATGGTTGCGCTCAATGTTTTTGACAGGTCGCTCAGCTTGGTGCCATTCAATACACCGCTTAAAACAGTTTGCTTTACGGTCCGGGCAATGCTTTTATCTTTTATGAACGAATCAATAAAGCCGTCTTTCTGAAAGCCTTTTGAGTTGAAGCCAGCGCGCGCTTGCATGGCATCGGTTACATTCTGCTTTACTGAACTGAATAATGCGGTATTGAACTCCTGAAAATATTGCGTATTGAATCCGATGAGCTTTGTATAATCACCGGTAACTCCCTGCATTGTTTTCGATAAGTCTATTTCGAAATCCTTGAATACTTTATCGACTACTGAAGAAACATTAATATTCTTATTGCTGTTCACTAATCTACCCTGCTCCGTTTCAAGTGCGGCAATCAGTTTGTCGAATAGTTTTGTATAAAGCTTTTTTTGCAATGCAGAAACATCCGAGGCAAGAACATCCTTGCGCTCATTGATAAACTTTTCTTTCAGTAAGGATATTTCGTTTAGCTTTTTAAGCATTGATTTTATTTGTCAACTCATCCATTGCATTTCCTAACTGTTCTGCCAGTGCCGTATCTCCCACATCAACCGCCCTTTGCCTTGCTAAACCAAGCTGCTGCAATGCCAATGGCAACTTTCCTAAATCCCCCCCCCCTCACCAGCACCGCCAAAAGGAATTGCAGAAGGTGTTTCACCTGCAATATCTGCCAACTTCTCTTCTGCCTTTGCAGATAATAATGCTTTCTGCAAATTGAATGGCAAATCATAGAACCAAATCAGTTTTGCTTCTTTTGCCTTTGTCAGTTGTGAGAACAACGTATCATCACCAAGCAATTCTTTAAATCCGGTTTCTGCTTTTAGAGATTGCTCCTCCAGCTCCTCCAAAAACTGCTCGTAATAATTGAAGAGCACCTTATCTCTCTTCAATACATCATCCTGCGCAAGCAGTAAGGAGACTTGTGAAGGTGTTTTGCCGCTGAATGGTGCCAGACGTTGCTTAACTTCATACTTCAACATCTCCATAGGCCTGTCTAAGTATAACTGATTAGCGATATCGCGGTTTATTTCGGTAACGATGAATGAAGGAGAGCCGCTTTCATTTGCAATCTTCAAATCGTTCAACAGGTCAGTAACAGATTTAAGTTTGAAGTCTTTCGGATATTTCTCCTCTGCAATGCAATCGTTGTAATCAAGAATTACGGCAATCATCAACACCGTTTTCTTCCAGAAGTCAGCAACCTTATTCGCGTAGTCGCTCATAGGGTCGTATGCGTTCTGAATGTCAAGGTTTGTTCCGGTAGCTGTTTTCTGCACCTGGTCTTTACTGAACACCTCCGAATTGAATACAGCTTTGTAGCATTTCTCTGTTAGTGAATTGATATACTCATCCTGAAATTTGATTCCCTCAATCGGAGGATAGAAGTAATACATCAACTTACTTAAATCAATCAGCTCATCATTATTGCGCGGCAATTTGAAATCGAGAACATCCTTTGAAGAATCGTGCGTAAGAAATCCTTTGGAGCCGCAACGATTACAGTTGTTTATCATTTGCCCGGATGTAGAGCAAACACCGTTTGCATCCGTGTGACACGATTCTACATATCTTACCTTTTGCGGGAATGTATGGCAGTGCATTGTCAAATCTAACTCAGCAACACTCTTTATACTCTTCTTCAAATATGGCAATGCACCATAGTGAAAAGGATTTACAAATGTTTCTCCCTTTGTTTTTTTATCGGGAACATAGCCAACACGTTCAGCGGGAACGCGGCCTTGCTTGTGCGTGAAATACTGTATTGTATACTGCTTTTCCTTAGTTACAAATGCAACTGGCATCGTAACAGTCTTTTCAATAAAAGTTCCTGCTTCGTTACGCTCTGAAATCTTTACATTTCCCTCTACAAACCTGCCCTCTTCATCATTTCCAACCTCTAGAGTTTTTTCAACTATCGTAAATGTAATGGCGTGGTCTTCCAAATACATATACAGCTTACCGCCCTGCTCAACTAATAAAAATTGCAGCACTCCGTTCTTTAAAGAAAAGTTTACGGCCTCTTCGCTTGTAACCTCAAAAGGATATGGCTTTGCTTTCGTTAATAGGTCAGTTAACGGCTCGAATTCAGTAATGATAAATGCATTCGGGTCAATGAACGTGAGGTCATGAAACCTTTTTTCTAAATAGTAATCAAGGGAAGAGCCACTGTAGTAATTGTTGAGAGCGCTCTCTATTATCGGTTTCTTGGTATCTAAATCCTTAGAGAAATCAATCTTTCTAACAATAGGATTTGTCCGCAACACCTTTTTAAATGCCGCAATCAATGCATTGCATACAGATGATGTAATAGGTTGGGTAATTTTGGAAATCTTATCTATTTCACCTTTGCTTTCCTTGTAGAAGTATTCCTGCAACAGGGTTTCATAGTCTTCACCTGTAATCAGTTGCTCATAAAGTTTGGCGAATTTCTTTACGCGCTCATAGTGCGGATGTGTTCCTAATGCAGGTGCAGTAATTCGCAACGCACATAACTTAAGAGCCTCTTGTAGTGTTATCATAGTTGAAATATTATTGCGAAAGTAAACAAAAGAGGAAATTATTTCACCTTATGTTTATTCCGTTGTCAACCGTGAGAAGACTTTGCCTTATAAAGCTCCCACAATACCGATACGATGAGGTATGTTTTTGCATCGGAGGTATGCCCGTATTTCTGATACCGAACATTCAAAGTCTTATCGGTAAACATCTCTTTGTCCTTTCCATCAATGCTCACTTTTACATTCTCCATATCAGAAATTAACTCTGTGCAGCTTTCGTCAATCTCTATTTCAACTCCATTGTAGTAACCGGATAGAATAAGGTTCTCAAAGTCGCGCGCGCTGAAGATGCCCGGGTTTTGCTTTAAAACTTTATCGCTTCCTGCATGAAGAAAAGGCAATAGCACCGCTTCAATATCATCAAAGTTGCGCTTGTTGCCTTGCCCTGCAATGCGATTCTTCCCGCTGGCATCGCCATAATAAAACACTACCGGCTTATGTTCAGCAAAATCACGTATGAAATATTGAGCAGCTGCGCGTGAGCTATTATCCGGATTCTTTAAGCAGTATTCTTTAAAGAACCGAAACACCGTTTTGCCTCCGCTGGTATCAATCTGACAACACAGCATGGTCATGTATGGCAATACGTTAAAGTCGAAGGTAAGGTGAACAGGTAATGCAGGATTGAAAGCAATCTTCTTAACATGCTTACCGCGGTTAAATGCGTGATAGAATTCAGCACCGGTCTTTAATTGTCCTCTTTGACCTAATCCCCAAACTTTGTAATATTCATAATCATAAATTTTATACCGCTCAATCTCTTCTATCTGCTCAAGACTTAGGTGTGGATTATCTAAGTAAGTAGTAGTTATTTGCTTGCAATCCTCACGGGTTTCCACATGGCTATATATCCAGTGCTGAAACATGTGCGGGTTATAGTCAATTATTGCCTTATGCGAAGTACGGAACATCAACTGCCTCCATATTTCGTAAGTGGTTTGGTTCCCTTCATTGCAATAAAGAATATGCCGCTTTCTACCGTATACCTTATCCTCATCATCCAGAGAAAAGAACTGAAACTCATTATCGTTCAGATAATATGTCTTGTCTGTTTTATTATGGTTTGAGGTTTTGTATAGTCCTTCCGCTTTCAGAATTTCAAAGAAATCTTTCATCACGGTTGCCTTTAACAACGGAACCGTAATACGTGTAATGTCTATTGTCATGCCCGTAAACTGACAGGCAATTTCAATTAGAAACTGAAGTGTTGAATAGGTCTTCGTGCTTCTGGTGCCTCCGCGAAGGGAAAGAATTCTAAATAATGCGATGTTATCGCGCAAAAATTGAAGGTTAGGGCTTACGTCTTCTGTAACCATGATGGAAGTTTAGCTGAAACAGCATGTTCAATTTTCTCAGGAGAATGGCTTCCGTCCATCTCGTTTAATTCGTTGATTGCCTTAATCCTTTCAGCGCAGTTTGGCAATTCCTCAACCTCTTTCGAAATAACTTTGCCAGCCTTGGAGTCGAAGAAGAATTTATCACGCCTGATTTTAGTTTGACCTCTTGCAATTTGCGTCAATGTTGCCATTCGTTCATTTACATCCATGACCTCCTTTAGAGTAACGCTGGCAATCGCATTTTTTTGGGATTCCTTTACAATTTCACGCGCTAATGCTTTTGACTCACTAATTTTAGACTTGATTTCAGGCTCTTTAAGCAACTTAGAACCATTTACCTTACAAGTGGCTCTGTTCTTGGTTTTGAATGCAACTTGATAAGCTTCTGTTGCATTCTTGCCATTTGCAATTTGTTTGCAGAACTCAATTTGTTTGGCAGTTAGCATATTGTTTGCGGAATGTTAGTCGCTCCGCGAAAATAAGCAATTTGTGTTTGGAGTTGCCACAAGCGTTAATCAGGGCTTGTATTTCTTCGATACTGTAAACATCCGGTAACTTCTCTTCCTTAGTTGCAAATGGCACGTATTGCACCACTTCCGGCCTCTTCATTACATGCGTAAAGAAGTTACCCAAGCAGCCGTGAACCTGTCTTTGCGTGCTTTGACTCCATCCATTATTAAGCAGATAGTATTCGAACCCTTCTTTAGTAACATCGGACAAATGGCAGTCCAGTGAGTAAAGAAACTTAATCAGAATACCCATGTAGCCGGTATAAGTATTCAGGTTGCTGAAATTCTTTAATCGGAGGTAGTTGCTGAAAGCATCTATCTCTTTCTGATAAATCGGATGTGCGTATTCTTTCATAACTGCTTGATGCTTAGATTGACTTCGCCAATGATATTGTTAGCGGTAATTTTTCTTTCTCCATGTCACTATTCTTCTTTCCTCCCCGTGTGTTGTAATCTGCATACCACACCTTCCGCAAGTTGATGTGTAGCTATTGCAAGCGGGATATACTGTTATTGTTGTTGTGTCTGTGTCTATTGTGTATTCTGGACAGTATGCGGCAGCTGACCAACCCACGCCATTAAACACATGCCCACGCTCGGCACAGATTGTATCAGCTTTTGTTTGCCCGAAAGAAAAACATACTGATAACAAAAAGATTGTTGCAATGGCTGTGATGCGGATTAAATTTTTCATGTGCTTTTTATTTAAGTGTTTAGTAATAATTTCAGTTAGTTCTTTGTGTTGCCACTGACAACAATCTTTCGGACGTTAGCGGTCATTGCCAACTGTTATTGTCCACCATTCTTTAAAAGATTCGTATGCCATACCGCGAGCATTATTCCATATATGTAGTGCTGTTGGCAACGCCACTTCGCCACGCTGTAAATCTTTTGGATTGGCTTCGTTACCGCTAACACAATTATTAACCGAAATAAAATTTACTTCTGCTTGCCTTAGTTCGGTAATTGATTCACTTATTCGTTTACTCAACTTTGATTCCTTTACTCCTGCTCGGTTAAGAATGTCTGTTTCGTGAATACGTAGTTCTTCAAGTAGTTCGTATGCTTTTATTATCTCTTTCATAAATAGTAAATTTTACTTCGTTAATAATTCGGAACGTTAGCGGTCAGGCTACCACCCCTTGCCATTCAGCATCCTTGAAAAACTTATGACGGTAGTATCTGACATTTCCTTTATCATCCACAATTTGATAATCACTTTCATCTATCCATTTGACAGGATAAGTTTTTCCAACCGTTACATCAGTAGTTGTAAATTCATCTTTGGAAGGTTTCTCTATACATTCCACATACATTTTTGTTGCCATTTTCTTGTTATTAAACTTTGAACTTCTAAAAGCGGAGAAGCCCGAACCGCTAACACTTGCTTTGCAAAATGGCGGGTGAAGTGCTAATTTGAACCCTTGTAATTCTATTGAACGGTAGTGCTATACTCAAGCTTTGGTGTTCCAAAACCGCCACTTCGCAAAGCAGATGCCGTTACCAGCAATGCCAAAAACGACACCGCTAAAATAACCGCAGTTGTGATTTAAAGTCATTAAAACGCTTTTCTTGTTTCTCATAATATTCTGCATCAATTTCAAATCCTACAAAGTTGAACCCGCCTTTATACGCTGCTATCCTACTGCTTCCACTTCCTAAATGAGTATCTAAAATCAAATCGCCTTGCTCCGCATAATGGTGTAAAATCCACTCATAAAGTTTAATTGGCTTTTGAGTTGGATGAAACCGATTTCCTTGGTCGCTTCGTTTAGTAAATTCTTTTAGGTTTCTATCAAATGAAGTCCAAGCCAATTCGCCATCAGCATAATTCCCACCCATCATTTTTTGCCAATATATCCATCCTCTTGATGGTCTTAAAAATTCAGTCATATAATTACCACCCCACACAATTTGATTTTTAGATACCCTCATCAGCTCATCCCAATATTCCTTAGTTGGTATTGAAGTGTCCCAATCCTTTACTGTATATTGGTTCTCTCTTCCTCTCGTTACTCCAACTCCTTTTCCTGCTCCAATCCCATAAGGCGGGTCAACTATTGCCAAATCAAAATGGTTATCTGCATAGCGTTTTAATGCCTTTACACAATCTTCCAAATAAACCTCCGATGAAGGCACTGCTGGTAACACGGGTTTGGCAAAATTGCCGTTTTCGTTTTCAATTAAACTTTCGTCCATAATTTCAACTTTTGTTTTTCAATTTAGCTTTCGGTTCGGCAACTTCGCCAAGCCCGAAAACGTTAAGCGACAATGCCGAATAAACGGCACATGCGCTTAACATGGGCTTTGTGTCAGGCAGTATGTGTCTTTCTCCATTCATTGTGTCGAATACAAAAAATTGCATTAAAAACGCTCTCCTTAAATACAAAACAGCCAACTACTTTTTGCCCTTTTTCTTCGGTTCGGGTAGTTTGCCCTTACAGTAGTCTTTCATTACTGTTTCAATCAAATTTGTTACAGAACGGTTTTCTAACTCTGAAACTTTCTGCATATCCTCTAACAGTGTTTCATCAATTCTAATGCTGATTGGTTTTTTGCTCATAGTCTTGTTTTATAACCTCAAATATACTTTGTGCGATGTGCGGCACAATAGCATTTCCCAAAGCCGTCATTCGTTCAGCATCGTCCACCCTTCGGGGTAGCCCATCATGTATTCCAAAGTTTCCGGGCAAAGTCTTTTTCCCAGTTTCTTTGCAAATTGTTCTGCTAAGTTCCCATTCGGATGCGTGTCGAACCTTTTCGCTAAAGACTTTGCAGAGAATGATGCTCTCTTGCTTCCGTCCGTAGCCGAAGGGGTAAGCCACAGTCCATATTCGTTTCCGCAAGTGTGGCGCACCAAATTTAGCGGCTGTAATAATTGTCCATTCTGCATCATACCCGATGTCGGAAAGTGAGTGTATGACTTCGTTGAGTCCTTGTTTCGTGAGTGCCGCAACGTTTTCTGCGACCACGAACTTTGGTTTTGTTTCGTTAATGATTCTGTGGTATTCCCACCAAAGTCCACTTCTTGCTCCTGCAAGTCCGTTTTCTCGAAAAGTGTCGTTTGATGTCCAGCTTTTAGCATAACTTATATCTTGACAAGGAAAGCCACCGCTGATAATATCAACTTGCTCAGGATGGCTTACTAATCTTACATCTTCATATTGTTTTACTTCAGGGAAATTCTTTTTTAAAACTTTTCTACAAAAAGGGTTTATCTCACAGTTCCATACATTTTCAAATCCCGCTCTTTGGGCGGCTAAATCAAAACCTCCTATTCCAGTAAATAGTGAGGCATGTTTCATTCAGTTGCAAACTTTGTTTCTTTAGAAATATCCCATGCCTTACCCCAAAGTTTGCAGTCGGCTTGATTTTGAATTGATACTGCTTTACCAGTAATTTTTTCAAATGCTTCTGCCATTACTTCGTTTGCATCGCAATAATCGTGAGAGGCGCAAGCATCTTTATATTCGGGTGTTGCGTTCTTGGAAATTATTTCTTGCATTCTTTCTTCATTAAAATCAGCGCGTAAAAGTTTTGAAAATTCTACCGCGATTTGTTGTGCTTTTGTTTTCATGTTGTTTTTGTTTTGTATGGTAAAGGTATATACATTTACCATACTTACAAACTTTTAGTGAAATTTATTTTTAGCCGCTTGTGGCGGCTTTACCATCCCTTCGTTTTTAATGCAATTTTTAGTTACTCTACCTCATATCATTTTGCCTGTGATTCGCTGCCCGAACACAAAGCCCCGAACCGTTAGCGGTAATAATCTTCCGCTTCGATTATAGTTCCGTTATCCAAACGCAATGGGTATTGAACTGGAAACAATGTTTCACACATACCTAAAAACTCGGATTGTGAACGCTTGTTTTTTACTTCTTTGAAACGCCAATCCGTTGCGGTATCAACTTCTGATAAATCCCCCCTGTAAAAATTGAGTTCTGTAATCCATTGCGGTTTACCATCCTTTTCTATCACATGATGATTTGCGAAGACCGACCAGCGATTACTACCGCTAACAACAGCTATATTCAATTGCGGTTTTTGTGGTTTATTTGACATTTTTCTTTCTATTTAAGTTTATACTAATTTGATACTTTGTGCTTCTAAATCCGCAACTAAATATAGCTGCGAAACGTTATGTGCCATTTTAAAGAGCGACACTACTCTCAACTTCATTTCCCCAAACATCCCAGCCATCGTGCTTTTCACGAGCAAACAATTCTATTTTGTTTTGTGTTGGAAACATTTGAAAAATCCTATTTCTTATTTCGTTTGGTTTTGCTGAATGCTTTGTTCTTTTTTCTGCCAAAAATT